TGATGTTATCAAAGGTTTTGCAAAGATTGCAAACATGATGTCAGAAGATAAAATATTGTCTACTGAATCTGAAAACATGGATAGAAGTGAGGATATTCAAACTGAAATAGATCAGATTATGAATGATAAGAATGGTCCATATTGGAACTCTTCGCACCCTAATCATGATAAAGTTGTTCAACAAGTTTATACTTTAAGGGAGATGTTAAGTGGCAGCAAATGAACACTTAAATAACGAAGAGCTTAAACTTGAGATTTTAAGAATTGTTAAAGAAACAGGTACAGAATTTCAGAAACAAGACCCCTTGCCAATCTGTGAAATTTATTATAAATGGATTAAAGGTAAGACAATTCGTAAGAACCTTACTGGCAAGAAGGAATAGACTTCTAGTCTAAAAGACTTAAAATCCAAGAGATGCCTGCGTAGGCGGATAACTTCTCTGATTGTTTAATATAAATGATAACAATGGGAGACTAATATGTCATCACAAGTAACTACAGCATTTGTACAGCAGTATTCTGCTAACATTCAAATGCTATCTCAACAAATGGGATCGTTATTAAGAGACAAAGTTCGTCTTGAATCTGTTGTTGGAAAAAATGCTTTCTTCGATCAAGTAGGGAAAGTAACTGCTGTTTTAAAAACTAGCAGACACTCCGACACTCCACAGATCGACACTCCGCATGCTAGAAGAAGAGTATCTCTTGCGGACTACGAATTTGCGGATTTAATAGATCAACAAGATAAAGTGAGACTCTTAATAGACCCGACTTCATCTTATGCTCAAGCTGCTGCTATGGCAATGGGTAGAGCTATGGATGATGTGGTAATCAGTGCCGCTACAGGAACTGCATTTACTGGTGAAACAGGTTCGACTTCAACTGTATTACCTTCTTCACAGAAGATTACAGAAAGTGGAACTGATGGTTTAACTATTGCGAAGTTAAGAACTGCAAAAGAAAAGTTCGACTTAGCAAGTGTAGACCCATCAATCGCTAGATTTATCGTGGTATCCCCAAGACAAATCACTGATCTATTAGGTACAACTGAAGTAACAAGTTCAGATTTCAACACTGTTAAAGCATTAGCAAATGGTGAAATCAACTCGTTCTTAGGTTTTAACTTTATAGTATCAAACAGACTATCTATTGCATCTTCTAAAAGATCATGTATCGCATTTGCACAGGATGGTATTACATTAGCAGTTGGTAAAGATGTTCAAGCTCGTATTGACGAAAGAGCTGATAAATCTTATGCTACTCAAGTGTACTACTGCATGAGCATTGGTGCTACAAGAATGGAAGAAGAAAAAGTAGTAGAAGTTCAAGCACACGAAGCGTAATAGAAGGAGGATATAATTATGGCTGATTCAATACAACAAGCTAAGATTGATTCTACACCTTCACAAAAAGTAAAAGCAAACGAACTTGCTGGAAGAGTAAGAGTAGCTTTTGCTGAGTACGAAGCGAGTGCAGAACAATCAACAATACACATGTTTAGCATACCAAATGGTGCGAGACTTTTATCAGGTTCAGTAGCGTATGATGCGTTAGGTTCATCGACTACTATCTCTGTAGGTTACGCAGCACACACTAAAGCAGATGGTACAGCAGAAGCAGCAGATGTAGATCAATACAAAGCTGCAGCAGCTTCAACTTCTGCACAGAGTGTTGCAGTGTTAGACACGATTGCATTAGACAAAAATGCAGTAACAGATGCCAACAAAGATGGTGTTCCAGTTACAGTTACATTAGCAGGTGCTAATGGTACTGGTACTATTCAGTTGCAAATGTTATATGTAATTGACTAATAAATAGAATTTTAGGGGAGGAAAGCGAGAGTGGAACTCCCCTAGGATGCAATGAAGCAAATAAAAGATTTAAAAACTGTACTACATTTTAGAAAAGATAATCATGTATACAGATATGTGTTGGTAGACAGATTTAAGTATGGTCCTAAATATCATTATGGATTTGATATTAAGGAAGAAAGATTAGAAGAAGAAATCCATGCCTTAGAAAAAGATAGACACATAAGGCGTAAGTATATTATAAGGAAGTAGTATGGCATCAATAGTAGACATTTGTAATGGAGCATTAAATCAACTAGGTGCTACAACTATTGTTTCCTTAACAGAAGATTCAAAAAATGGTAGACTATGTAATGCTAGATATACTCAGATAAGAGATAGTGTATTTAGATCACATCCTTGGAACTGCTTACAGAAAAGATTAGAGTTATCATCATCAACAGATACTCCTGCATGGGGATTTAGTTTTAAATATGATCTACCCGGTGATTGTTTAAGACTACTTAGAATATTAGATTTTGATTCAAACCACAAAGTAGAAGGTAGATCAATTCTATCTAACAACTCTTCTATGAAGATATTATATATCTCAAGAGTTACAGACCCAAATCAATATGATGAAAATTTAAGAGAAACATTATCAGCAGCATTGGCTGCAGATATAGCATACGCTGTTACATCTAACAATACCACACAACAAAACATGATAGCTCTTTATCAAGATAAATTAAAAGATGCTAGATTTGTAGATTCAACTGAAGGATATAATACTACTCAAGAAGATGGAATGGCAGATGTTATAGATGCTGGTACATTTATAAACGCAAGGTTCTAATACATGGCTAGAGTAGCTGCACAACTTACAAATTTTACAGCAGGTGAACTATCACCAAGACTAGATGGTAGAAATGATCTATCTAAATATCCTGCAGGCTGTAAGACACTTGAGAATATAGTTATCTATCCACATGGTGCTGCAGCTCGTAGACCGGGTACTCAGTTTATAGCTGAAGTAAAAACAAGTAGTGCTAAAACAAGATTAATACCTTTTGAATTTTCTACAACACAAACTTATGTTCTTGAGTTTGGTAATCAGTATATGAGAGTATTCAAAGATAAAGGTCAAGTATTATCAGGTGGTTCAGCTTTTGAAATATCTACACCATACTTAACTGCAGAACTATTTGATATTAAGTTCGCACAATCTGCTGATGTAATGTACATAACACATCCTAGCCATGCAACAAGAAAGCTATCAAGAACAGGTCATACATCTTGGACATTAACAACTGTTGATTTTACTAATGGACCATATTTAGATACAAATACATCAGCTACAACAATTACAGCTTCAGCACAAACAGTAGGAACTGGTAGAACTTTTACTGCTAGTGCTAACACATTTGCTTCAACAGATGTTGGAAGATTAATTAGATTTAGAGATGGACATGCAAAGGTAACAGGATTTACAGATGCTACAGTTGTAACTGTTGAAATATTAGTAGACACAGGATCAGCTAGTGCATCAACTGATTGGTCGTTAGGTGCATTTTCAGATACTACAGGTCATCCATCTTGCGTAACCTTTTTTGAACAAAGATTAGTTTTCGCAGCGACATTGAATAATCCGCAAACAATTTATTTTTCAAAGTCAGGTGATTATGAAAACATGGATGCGAATATTGGCGGAACTGTGGCGGATGATGATGCTATTGTTTATACGATTGCATCTAACCAAGTCAATGCCATAAGATTTCTTTCACCAACTAGAACTTTAATTATTGGTACTGCAGGAGGTGAGTTT